ACCGGGAGCGGTCGGCGTCCTTCTACACGCCAGAGGTCCTCACCCACTGCGTCGTCGAGCACTCGTTGGCCGAGCTGTTGACGGAGGACACGAGGGCGGAGGACATCCTGGAGTTTCGCGTCTGCGAAGCTTTCAACCCGACTTGGATACAAAATGGCGGCACAGTCGCGCTGGCGGCGTGAGTGGTTCAAATGGGAGGTCGTTGGTTCAGTTCCGAGAGAATGAGGTATTAGGTTGAAGATTTGCTGTGTGGAAGGGTGCGTCCAACCCGGAGCGTTTACGACGCGCACGCGACCGACGTGGTGTCTCGATCATCTTCGCCAGCTTTACTCTCAGGGTGGCCTCACCTTGCTTGAAGAGTTCACTAAGCCATCCGCATACTTACTGACTCGGTGTACACGTTGCCGGTTCGAGGGGCACTACCGCTTCGAATACGTTGTTGACCGGTTGCAAGCCGGTGAATTCGTTTGCCGAGCTTGTTACTGGTGTGCGTGGGCGAAGGGAGCCCGCGCCATGTCGGGCCGTTCCGATCAGCCCGTGGATATACCCGCCGTCAAGAAGAACGCCGAGGCTCATGGCTACACATACTTGGGGCCACTGACGAATCCCAGCTTGGAGGATGATCCTCACGCCACGCGCTGCAACTTCTGCGGCAGAATCGAGGCGCAGCGAAATGCGGACATTGGTTGGGGTTGTCCCTGCCGACGGAACCCGAAGTCTGCAACTGCAGGAACCAAGAAGAGCCGAGGCGCTAACCTCCTCAAGAACTCTAGCAACCGAGCTGTGGAATGGTGGGATCACGACCGCAATACGGAATCCCTCTGGGACACGGCTACATTAAAAGCGCGCCGAGAAGCATGGTGGATCTGCCCTGAGGGGCACTCGTTCAAAGCGCGCATCCTTGATGTCACGAATGACTATTTCTCCTGCCCAGAATGCCAGGAGATTCGACGGGCGGCCTGGGAAGAGAAAAGAGCCTCTTTTGCAGGTAAGACTATCGCCGATGTACCAGAGCTATTGGCCGCTTGGGACGACGACCTCCCTCCTGAGAGGGTACGAGTCGACGAGAACCACTGGGGTTCAGGCTATAGATTCCGGTGTCCTTCTGGTCACCGAAACACGCGCCAACCTCTCAGCTATCTATTTGGGGGCTGTTCTGCTTGCAAGGCAATAAAGACCCGGAAAGCTAATGCGGATGCTGCGGCAGCTGATCCCTCCGCGAGCAGGTTGACACCAGAGATCAGCAGCCAGTGGCACCCCACCAAGAATGGCAATTTGCGCCTTGCAGACGTCTCTCCCGAGTCTCGTCGTATTGTCTGGTGGCGTGACCCTGTCTGCGGACATGAGTTCCAAGCTACTCCCCGAGAACGCGACAAATATGAGCGGTGGCGCTGCCCGGTGTGCCATACCATCCTTGATTCGCTTGCATACCATTATCCAGAGGTCGCCGAAGAATGGTCACCAGACAATCGTCTCTCACCGTGGGAAATCCGTCCGAACACCTCGCAACTGGCGGAGCCACCCCTTTGGGTATGCAAAAACGATCCGGCTCACATGTGGCGGGCTATGCCAGCAGCTCGAGTCAATGGGTCGCATTGCCCGGAGTGCATCGAAACAGGAAAATCACGGATCGAGACGGAGTACTATTCAGCAGCCCTTGCGCACTGGGGAAACGCAAAATCTGGTTCCCGCATTCATTCCGCAAAGTTCCAGACTCACTCTTCCTGGACTGTGGATATTTGCGTGGATCTTCCATCTGGGAAACAGCTCGCCATCGAATATGACGGCTCGTACTGGCATCGCGACAAGGCGGACGTTGATCGCGTCAAGAGCTTAGATCTCCTAGCAGACGGGTTCATTGTTGTTCGACTCCGTGAAGCCCCACTCCCTTCGCTGAACATCGCACACCCGAACTATCGGGAAATCACCGTATACCCCGGTGCCCAAGACCCTGTACACGATGTCGCAGTTATTGCTGAGACGATCACTTGTTGAGTGAGATCGCCTGCGATCTTCCGTCCCTGAACGTGAACATGATGGTGCCGTCGGTGCCCACTTCGGCGTGGTCGACGAGCGTGTGCCAGAGGTATGGGGTGAACTCGATGCTGGCGAGGTCGAGGGCGGCGAGTTGTTCCTTGTAGTAGCGGTAGGCGGCTTGCCGGTTCTCAAGATCGCTGATCTGCGTCAGGAGTTTGTCGTAGTCGGCGAGTAGCCGGGCATGGTCGCTGGTGAGTTTGTCGAAGCGGCGCTGGTATTCAGTCTGGTCTTGGGCGACGCGGGCGTTCCGGGCGATCAGCTGGTCGATTGCTTCGGCGGCGGCACCGACGCGGGCAAACAGCTGGTCAGCCTCAATATGTAGGTCGGTGGTGTCGAGTTCGGCGCGTACGGCCTTGCCGATCACCTCGTCCACCTTGCTCCTGCTGGCGAGCAGGGTGTGGACGGCGTCGAGGAACGCGGCCGTGATCTGCTCGTCGCTGACGTGTGGGGTGGCACACGGGGTATTGCCTGCGTATTTGTGATTGCACCGCCAGACGCGTTTTTCGTATTTGGAGCCGGCATGCCAGGTTTTCGACCCATACCAGGCACCACACTGGGCGCACCGGATCTTGCCGGAGAAGGTGCGCTGCCGGGAGGTGGAGCGCCGCCCGGTCCCGTGGGCGGCGAGTTCTGCTTGGACGAAGTCCCACACGGCAGGGGCGATGATCGGCTCGTGGTTGCCGGTGACGTAGTACTGGGGTACTTCGCCTTCGTTCTTGACCTGCTTCTTGGTGAGGAAGTCGGTGATGTAGGACTTCTGCAGTAGCGCGTCGCCTTTGTATTTCTCGTTGGTGAGGATGTTGCGCACTTGGCTGGCTGACCACTGCTTGCTGCCGGTCGCTGTCTGGTGTCCTTCGGCTTGGAGCCGGCGGGCGATGCCGGTCAGGGAGCCGCCGTCGAGGTAGAGGGTGTAGATGTAGCGCACGAGTTTGGCTTGTTCTTGGTTGATGACGAGGTTGCCGTCCTCGCCTCGGTCGTAGCCGAGGAACCGGCTGAACGGGATGGTGACTTTCCCGTCAGCGAATCGTTTCCGGTGTCCCCAGGTGACGTTTTCGCTGATGGAGCGGGCTTCTTCCTGCGCGAGCGAACTCATGATGGTGATCAGGAGTTCGCCTTTGGCGTCGAATGTCCAGATGTTCTCCTTCTCGAAGTACACCTCCACCCCGGCATCCTTCAACTGGCGCACGGTGGTGAGTGAGTCGACGGTGTTGCGGGCGAACCGGGACACGGACTTGGTGATGATCAGGTCGATCTTCCCGGCCAATGCGTCAGCGACCATGGACTGGAAGCCGGTGCGATGTTTGGTGGAGGTTCCGGTGATGCCTTCGTCGGTGTAGATGCCTGCGAGCTGCCACCCGGCGTGGTCGGTGATGTAGCGGGTGTAGTAGTCGACCTGCGCCTCATAGGAGGTCACCTGGTCGTCATGGTCGGTGGAGACACGGGCGTAGCCTGCGACTTTACGGATCGTGGTCTGCCCCAGCGGGGTGCCGGTGTGCAGGCGGCGAGTGGCCGGGATCGCGGTGACGGTACGAGCCATTAGCGTTCACCCCGCTCCGCGCGCAGCCTCTCGGCTTCGGCTTTCGCCACCGCCCTGTACTTGGCGAGCGCTTCGGGCGGGGTGGGTGCGCTGCGCCCGTCGATGCCGAGTTTGCGGGCGTACTCCCAGCGGGCTTTGACGAGTTCTGCCCAGGCGGCGCGTTTCGCTGGGGTCCAGGAGGATCGCTTCAGGTTTGGCCGCCACGTGTGGGCGCTGATGGTGCCATCGGTGTAGTGGAACGTGTAGTGGTCTTTCCCGGTCACGTCGATGTGGTCGATGCGAGCAGTGAACACGTCGTCGTCGAACTCGTCGATACCGAGGATGTTGGCGATTAAGGTCTTGAGGGCGGTGTCGGAGATTTCGCTGGTACCGCAACTGGTGGTGCGGCCCTTCTTGCGTTCGGTGCAGATCCAGTGTTCGGTGGTGATCTGGTTTTGGGTCTTGGGGTTGCGACGATTACGGACGAAGGAGCAGCCGCAGGTGGCGCACTTGATTTTCGAGGTCATCGCCACGGTCTCGATGGCCCAGTTGGCTCGTGCCCCCAGGTCGCGGCGGCGGGCGATCTCGGCCTGCACGGCGGTGAAGGTGTCGCGGTCAATGATGGTGGGAATGGCGTTTTCTACCAGATACATGGGGTGCTCGCCGGTGTTGCGCACCGCCCGGCCGGGTTTGCCGTCCGGGGTCGCCCACTGGCCGAGCAGTAGGTCACCGGTGTAGGAGGGGTTTTTCAGGATGTGACGCACCCACTCGCCGGGCATCTTGTTGCTTGCCAATTGCTGTGGGGCGCGTCCGTCGGCGATGAGCTGGGCGGCCATCGCCTCACACGAGGTCGGCGCCATGTACTGGGCGAAAATCCACCGCACCACCTCGGCCTCGGCTTCAATGATCTCGACGTCGGTCGCATCGGCGGAATCTGTGTAGCCGTAGAGGTGGAAGCCGTTGGCCTTGCCCTGCTCGAAGCCCTTACGTACCCGCCATCTCACGTTCTGGCTGATCTGCTCCGACTCGGCCTGCGCGAAGGACGCGAGCAGGGTGAGCACGAGTTCCCCGTCAGCGGAGAACGTGGAGATGTTCTCCTTTTCGAAGCGAACTTCCACGCCGAGGGTTTTCAGTTCCCGGATGGTTTCCAGCAGGTCGACGGTGTTGCGGGCGAACCGAGAGATCGACTTGGTCAAGATCAGGTCGATGCCACCGGCGCGGGCACGGTCGAGCATGGCCCGGAACTGGGGACGGTTGGTGGTGGTGCCCGAGATACCCGAGTCGGCGAACACGCCTGCATACTCCCAGCCGGGGGTCGATTGGATCAGTTCGGAGTAATGGGAGATCTGTGCCGACAGTGATTTCGGGGAGCGTTCGGTTTCCATCGAAATCCGGGCATACGCCGCGACCTTTCGTACCCGGGCTCTCTGGGGTGGCGGGGTCACCCGCTCCATCATCACCATCGGCTGCTTTTCCTTATCTGACTAGGGTTTTTGTATCCTTTGCGCGTCTATACATCACTCTGATCGGCCGTGAAGTCAACCAAGGTTTGTGCTTTCAACACCCCGATGTCCGCACCCGCATCAGCAGCGATCCTGGCCGCGACACTGGCCGCCTGCGCTGGCGTGAGGACACCGGATCGTGTGAGGTGGTCGAGTCGGGCGAGCGCGAGTGCCGTTGTCGTTTCGGCACGAAGTTGGGTAGGTGTCATCGGCGGCCACCTCGGGTGCCGAACCGGTGGCGGATGTAGCAGGCGTGAGAGCAGTACACGCGTGTCTTGTTGCCGTAGGCGGCGAATCCCTGCCCGCACTCGGGGCAGGTGAACTCATAGAACGCCCGCCGTTGCCCTGCTTCGGGGTGGGCGTGCCACCACGAGCGCCGACACGCCTCGCAGCAGAACTTTGCCGGACGGGCAGACGCAATCGGTGTCCCGCACGACAGGCACCACACCCCGACCGGATCAGCGACCTGCGGAACAGACGTGTCTGGGGTGATTCCGGCGCGGCGACACCACGTCTTGACCGTGTTGGGGTTGATGCCGATGTGGGCGGCGATCGCAGCGTAGGTCACCCCGGCTCGACGCATCACGGTGATCTGCTCCTGCTGGGTTGATGTCATGGCCGTCACTGGCTGGCTCCCTTCCATCCGAACCGCTCCGGAAGCGGGCGGTCTCATCTGTCAGGCACCGGCGGCCGGGAAACCGGACGGGCCGTGAACGCCTGCTCACTCATACGCCCCTGAGGAAGGCCGAATCCGGACGGGTGGAAGCCACTGCCCTGAGACGACGAAAAGCCCCGCCACCACCACTCCCGAGATGGGAGACAGTGATGACGGGGCTGAGGTCGTGCCGAAAGGCAGCGCAGGGGTTAGTAGCCGAGTTTCTGGTTCACTCGCTTCTGGACTTGGTCATACAGGTTGCCGAGCCTGCGTTTGCGCTCCTCACCGTTGCCGTACTCGCCACGGATCACCGCATCGGCGAGAGCGTCGATGTTCGGTCCGGACGGTTTAGCAGCAGGCTTCTTGCCGGCGAGTTTCTCGTTCACCCGGCGCTGGACGGCCGTATAGTTCGCCCCGAGACGGCGTTTGCGTTCCTCCCCGTTGCCGTACTCGCCACGAATCACCGCGTCAGCGAGTGCGTCGATGTTCGGCGGCACGGACGGTGCAGGCTTCGGTGTAGGTGTGGGCTTGGCAGGTGTGGTGCCGGTCATGTGGTCGTACCAGTACTGGGCGCGAGCCATATAAGCCTTGTGCTGGCTTTCTGCGAGGGATGCAGGGCATTCGGTCGCGGAGAAGTTCTTGTGGCCGAACACGTTCTTACCCCAGGCCGGGCGGCCGAGCTTGTAGTATCGGCAGATCGCGGCGACGAGGTGGGCACCGTTGTCGAGACATGCCTCGGATACCTTCCATGGGCTGGAAGATACGTCGGCGTGTTCGATGCCAATGCTGGTGGTGTTGGCGTTCCAGTTCCCGGCGTGCCAGGCGGTGTCGCGATCCCACACGAGTTGGCCGATCTTCCCGTCGGATTGCACCTGGTAGTGGGCGGAGGCCTGGCGGGTTTGCCACACGTCCCAGCAGCCCCGGATCGACAGGTTGCCGGCGTTGTGGTGGATGATCACCTTGTCGAGACGCCGACCGCCTCGTCCGGCGGTGTAGTGCTTGTTCATGATGAGGTCGACGTCGGCCTCAAGGGTGTTCCAGTTCTTCATCAGCGTTGCTCCTTATCGGTATGGGTTTCAGTGGGGTCGGTATTGGTGAGGGGTGGTCGTTTGTCGGCGCGGTTGGCGATCGCGTCGAGGGCGTCTCGCATTTGGGCGGGGATCGGCAGGCCGAGGCGGGTGGCGTTTTCGATCAGGGAGATGCCTTCGTTGGACAGGTAGAAGAAGATGACTGCTGCCCGCAGCACGCCGGGTGTGCCGATGACTTGGGTGTCGATCAGGTGAGCGAGGCCGACGAGGGTGAAGATGAGGATCTTGCGGGAGATGCCCCGGAACCCGACCGCGCTAGAGACGCGGCGTTCGTTGATGGCCGCGAGGACTCCGGTGATGTAGTCGGCGGCGATGAAGATGATGAGGGCGTAGATGAGGCCGTCGAGGCCGCCGAGGTAGGCGGCAAGCCACGCGCCGACACCGGCGATACCGGCTTGGATGGTGTGCCAAATGGTCTGCAAAGACACGAGGTGTTTCCTTTCCGTTCAAGGGGTGGGTGGGCATAGAAAAATGCCCCCACCCGGCACGGGTGAAGGCAGACATGGATGCGCCAGATGGCGCGGTTTACAGGTTGGGGCTGGTCAGGACTTCCAGGATCGGCATCGTCAAATCCAGACTCTGCACGACCGGGGCCACCAGCTCCGGCTTCTCAGGCAGCACGGATGCGGCGGGTGTTGGTGTGGTGTCGGAGACGATCGGGGTGATCGGATGCTCCACCACCGTCCCAACCGGCTCCACCACCTCACCCGACTCGACTGGCTCGATGCTGAGGTCGATATCGGGGGTGGTCATGATTCGTCCTTCCCGCCTGCGGTGGTGATGGCGTCGTAGAGCACGTCATACGCCTCCGCCGTCTGGCCGAACAGTTCACCGTCGTAGCCGTCCAACATGGCCTTCAGGTCGGCCAGGTGGGTGTCGTAGGTCGGCCCGGACACCTCGGCCAACGATTCGAGGAGCCGGGTGCGGGCGGTCATGAACTCGCCGGCCTGCTCGGGATCAGCAAGCCGGAACGTGCCATCCGCGTCCAGGACGGGATTGCCCTGGTCGTCACGGGCGGCGTATTCGGCCACCAGCTCGTATTCGTCTTCCCCGAACCTGGCGAGGGCTTGTTTGACGAGGGTGAGCAGTTTCGACCTGGCTCGCGACTGCGCGGCACGGAGCGGCATTCCGGTCAGCAGGTCGGCGACCGGCTGCAGGTACTGGTTGGCAAGCATGATGCGCATAAGTGTTCTCCTTAGCTGAGGGTGGTGGACATGGTGGACAGGCCGGTGTTCGAGTAGTACTGCCAGGTGATGTTCGACCCCGACCCGGAGATCGAGGTGATCCAGCCACGGTTGAACAGCCCGATCAGCGAGTTCATCCGGCTCATCAAGTCCCCGACACGATCGAACAGGCGGGTCATGTTGTAATACGATCCATTGGTGACGACCATCAGGTCGTAGGTGTGGAACACGACCTTCGAGTTCCCGGTCTGCCCCACCCAGCCCGGATGGGTTCCTTTCCCGCTGAGCGCACAGTCCTGCAACACCGCATACCGAGAGCCGGTGGTGTAGAACTTGTAGCCGTTCGTGCGCAGATCATCACCCAAGTGGATGCCAGCCTTACCGTAGAAGCGGCCCTTCGGATCCAGCGTCAAAGACGTGAAATAGTCCCCGCCCGATGCCGTCTGATACGTCCAGGCGACATAGTCGCCCCGGTAAGCAAGCTGGTTGACGATGCCCTGCACGTCGGGCTTGTCCTTGTGAGGACGCCTGGCCATCTCCCCGATATAGCGGGTGCCGTACCAGAACCGCGTCCCCGAACTGGAGATCGTGCCCTCCAGGGAGGACCCGTCATACCACGCGATCTGGGTTGGTGAAATGCGGATGGATTGTGTCCATCCGGCGAGCCCGACTTGGATCGCGTTGGTGGCGAGCTTGTCGGCAGTGATCGACTTTGCCCCAATCCGCGCCGCCGACAGTGTCCCGGTGGTGATCTTGCCCGCATCCAGCGAAGCAATCTTCGCCGAGGTGATCGCCGCATCCTTGATCATCGCCGTGGTGATGAACCCGTTGGCAATGGTCAACTTGTCCGACGTGATCGACCCGGCAGCAATCCGCCCCGCAGCCAAATAGCCGGTCGTGATCTTCGACGCCGAGAGTGAACCTATCTTCGCATCCGTGATCGCCGCGTCCTTGATCATCGCCGTGGTGATGAACCCGTTGGCGATAGTCAGCTTGTCGGAGGTGATCGACCCCGCCTGAATCCGCCCGGCAGCCAAATAGCCCGAGGTGATTTTCGCGGCCGACAGTGAGCTGATTTTCGCGTCCGTGATGGCGGCGTCGGCGATGTGTGCGGTGCCGATGGCGGCGTCTCCGATGTGTGCCTGGCTGATCGCTTTCGACCCGACCATCGCGGCACCCACCGGTGTCTGTTCCCATTGGTTGTTGGTGAGGATGTATTGGCGGGCAATCACGCCATCGACGCGCACTTGCCATAGCGCGCCCTCCGGTCGGCCAGCCGCATCCGCCACGCTCGGGTCAACAACGGCAACCGTGAGCCGCCCATCCGAGGTCACCGCAACGTCGTGGGCATCCTGCGCCAACTGGGCAGCACCAGCGGCGGCGTTCTTGGCCTCGTCGATCTCCACCTGCGCCGACGCCATCTGGGTGGCGACAGCATCGGCGGCGGTTTGTGCGTCTTGTGCGGCGGCGAGGGCTTGGTCGACCTCTGCGCGGGCGGCGTCGAGTTCGGCCTGCACCTGGGCATGGTTCAGATCAGTAGCGAGTGCCACCCAGCCGGGCTGTCCGGTGTCGGTGAGCCGGTAGATCCAGATCTCGACGGACTCGCCGTTCTGCTTGAACCACGTGTCCCCAAGCCGCGCCTGGGTGGGCTGTACGGTGCCGTAGTGGTTGGTGTTCTTCCCATCCGCCGACGCGAGGGCAAACCCAGCCACATCCTGCGCCTGCGTGGCAGCATCGACGGCGGTTTTGACTTGGCGGGTGACGGTGGTGAACTTCCCGGCCACCGACCCCAACTCGACGCTGATGTACGCCTCGCGGAGTGGGTCGTAGTCGTAGCCCACCACCCGCGCCGTGAGCGCAACGCCGAGGTCGGTGTGGCGGACAGTGACGGTGTCCCCCAGCAGCACCGTCTCCAACTGGGCGAGATCGGCGTACTCCACTGTCGTGGCGAGGTCGACGAAGGACACCTTGTAGGCGGCGGATGGCTCATCCACATGGTTCTTCGAGTATTCGAGGGCGGCGAGGCGGCGCAGCTCCGCATACGCCTGGTCGAGTGGGAGTTCGTCCTCGCGGGGCTGCTCAGGGTCTTTGATCGCCTTCACATCGCCGTAGCGCATCACCCGGATACGCGGCGTCACATACGCGCCGAGCTTCGGGGAATCCACATACAGTTCGGGCAGGAGCAGGCCGTCGTAGCCGACCGGAAGAATCCTCGTCACGACCGTGGTGAAGTCGATCGAACCCTGGTAGCCGGTGAGGTTTTTCCGGTCGCGGATCACCACGCCCCGATCCTGGCCACGCTGGGTGGCGTGGTGGATGTGCCAGTTGTCGCGGGTGATCTCCCCGCCCCAGCGGGAGGCGAACGTGTTGTCCTCACCGGTGTCCATAATCGCGGCGGCGAGCGGCATCCGCACTACTCGCGCACTCGCCCGCGTCACCGTATCCGAACTCGACGCAGTAAACCCGTGCGGCGTGTTGGCGGCGTTCAGGAGCTGGTCGAGGGTGGCCTTCGGGGTCTGGTTTACCACGAATGTGTCCGCGATCAGGTTCGCTGCCAGATCGTAGAACACATGGAACGCGGTGACTTCCAGCAGGCCGTCGAGAATGGTGGTGACTTCGTGGATGCGGAAACCCTGACGCATGGCGGCACCGGGCACCGGGCACACGACGATCGCCTCCAGGGTGAGCAGCGAAGCGGAGGGTGCATCAGCAGGGTAAGAGAACGTCAACGTGAATGCGCCGCCGAGTTCTTCGGTGACGACCGGGTCGATCACCTCCCGATCCAAGACGGCCAGCCCGGTGGTGGTGAAGTCGGTAGCGACGCGGTCGTGAACCGTGATCATCGAAAAGCCTCCAGACAGTAGTGGGGCCGCCCACCACAGGGCGGCCAGGAACAATTGAGCGAACGGGGTGGTTAGGGGTTACGCCAATTCGGCACGACGACGACCTTGCTGATGCCGGTGCCGAGAGTGATCCGGTTGGCTCCCGGTGTCAGTGTCGGGAAGCCTCCGGTGAGTGCGTCGGTTTGGACGTTTCCTGCGACGTGGGCGACCAGCCGGTTGGAGTCGAGGGTCACCTGCCCGGACGGGCTGTTGATCCGGTACTGCGTCCCGTTCATGGTGAGAGTGAGCTGCCCGGTGCCGTGGATGGTGATGACCGGGGCGGCTTCCAGCAGGCCGGGATTCGTCACCGTTCCCGAACTTGTCAACGTGACCGGGGTCAGCCCGGCAGTCAGGTAGGTGAAGGGTTGGCAGACGAGTTCGGCCTCGAACATGCCCCAGGAGGCCAACTCACGTGCCAGCGGGCCGACGCTGGCGTGCTTGATCTTTCGAAACACGCCGGGTTCGCCGGACAGGCTGATCGTCGTGGCATCCATGAACGCGGCGGCTGCTCGCCGGTAGGCGTCGAGCCCGTCACTGGTGGGAACAGCGAGTTGGAGGGTCAGCGTGGTGTCTTCCCAGCCGCCCAACCGGGTCAACGTGCCTGCCCGACCTGCGACCTCGATATCGTCAACCACCCGCGTGGAGGCAGGTATCTCCACCGGGGCAGTCAGCCGCAACCCCAACGTGCGGGAGGAGATGGTGTGGTTGAGGGTGAAGGCGAACATTAGGCTCCTCCCGTCAGGGCGAGGTCACGACGCGACAGCTTGGCGAGCCGGGTGTTCATGGCAGGGGCGAGTTTGCCCACCAGAGTGCCGTCGTTGAGCACCACCTGAATATCCAGAGAGCTGAGCAACCTGCGCGCGGTCGCATCCACGATCCCCTCAACATCCGTCTGTCCGGTCTCTGTGCCACGACCCTGCATGCCAGCGGCAGCCGTCGGTGCTGGCGCAAGGTCGAGGGTGGGCATGGTGAGGTTGGCGGTGGCGTCGATGGGCACGTCCACCCCGTCGGCCAGCTCGGCGAACGCGCCCAACGTGTCGGCGGCCAGCGTGGTGGCGGCGTCTGTGGCTTTGCGCCCATCCGTACGGATGGAGCCGGCGAGGCCTTCGACGAGCATCGAGCCGACCCACGCCATTTCCGTGGAGGGCGAGTGAATGCCGAAGAAGTCGGTAATGCCGTCCCAAATGCTGCTGATCCAGCCGGAGACCTGATCCCACAGCCAGCCCGCCAACGACTGGATACCGTTCCACAGGCCGCGCACGAGGTTCGCACCGGCCTCCGCCATCTGCCACACGCCCTGACCGACTGCTGACACGATGCCCGTGATGATCTGCGGGATCGCCGCGACGATCGTGGAGACAATCTGCGGCATGTTCCGAATCAGCGCCGTCAACAGCTGGATGCCTGCCTGCACGAGCTGCGGGATCGCCCCCGCTATCCCGTTGATGATCGCCGAAATGATCTGCGGTAGCGCCGCCACGATCGTCGTAATGATCTGCGGCAAGGCACCAATCAGGGCCGTGAGCAACTGGATACCAGCGTTGATCAACTGCGGAATTGCGCTGACGACGCCATTGATGATGGCGGTGATGATCTGCGGCAACGCAGCCACAATCGACGTAATGATCTGCGGCAAGGCACCGATCAGTGCGGTCAAGAGCTGGATGCCTGCTTGGATGATTTGTGGGATCGCGCCAACCAGGAACGTGATGATGCCCTCGATGATCGCCGGGAGCGCCTCGATCAACACGGGGATTGCCGTGAGCAGTCCCTCAGCCAACCCGAGAATCAACTGGAGTGCAGCGTCCAGCAGGAGCGGCAGGTTGTCCACCAGACCCTGCACCAGCGCCATCAGCATCTCCACCGCGGCCGGAATCAGCTCCGGCAGCGCTTCGGCGATGCCAGTGACGAGGGTGGCAATAATCTGAATCGCCGCCTCAAGGAGCGCTGGGAGTGCTTCGATGATCGCCTCCACCAGCGCCACCACCAGGGTGACGGCAGTTTCCGCGAGCTGTGGCAGCACGGCGATGATGCCTTCGAGGAGGCTGGTGAGGATGGTCATGCCGGCTTCGACCACGGCCGGGAGCTGTTCGGCGATGAACGCCAATGCTTCCTGCAAGATCGTGCCGAGGGTGTCGATGAAGGCTGGGACACCGCCTTCTTCAATCGCGGCAGTCAGCTCGTCGATCCAGCCGTTGGCCATCGGCATGACTGTGCCCGCCAAGGCATCGGTGACACCAGTGGCGAGGAGGCCTTTCAGGTTCGCGATCCCGTCCTGCATGGTCGCCAACTGGCCACTAAAGGTTTGGGATTGGGCGTCCATCGCCCCATAGAACCGGCCACCCTCGGCCGTGGCAGAAGCAAACGCGTCCGCAACCATGTCCGCAGAGATAGCTCCCTGGGCCATTTCCTCCTTCAACTCACCAATGCTCTTGCCGGTCTTGCGGCTGATCTCTTCGAGCGGGTTGAAGCCGGCGTTGATCATCTGCAGCAAGTCCTGGCCGGTCAACTTGCCGGTGCTGCTCATTTGCGCGAACGCGAGGGTGAGGGACTCCATTTTGACGGCGTCACCTTGAGAGATGTCGCCGATCTCGTCCAGGTGCTTCTGTGCGTCCTCCAACGACATGCCGAAGCTGAGGAGGGTCTGCATGTTGGAGGCGAGGTCTTCCATGCCGAACGGGGTCTTGGCGGCCTCCACCTTCAAGTCGTTGACCAGCTGCTGGGCTTTGGCTTGGTCGCCGAGCATGGTGGTGAAGCTGGTGGTGTATTGCTCCATGCGGGCGTTGTACTCAACACCCTCCTTGAGTGCCCCGGCCATGCCGCGTCCGATGGAAGCGATGGCATGCCCGATACCTTTCACCCCTGCGACGATGGCTTCGGAGGCCAGGTTGGCTTTCAGGACGTCACCGAAGATGCGGGTCTTGCCCCCGGTCGAGTCCATCTCGTCGCCGAGATCATCGACTGCGTCCTCCAGTCGGCCTGCGTCCTTGGCGGCGTCTTTGGCATCGTCACCGGCACCGTCAGCCTCGTCACCGAACTCGGTGAGCGCGTCGTTATTCGACTTCAGTTCGCCTTCGAGCTTGTTCAGTTCGGCTCCGGCATTGTTGAGCTGGATCTGCCAGTTCTTCGTCCGCGAATCGTTCTCACCAAACGACGTGGCCGAATTCTGCAGGGCTTGGCGGAGGGTGTCGATCTTGGCTTTCTGTGCCTCGATCTCCTTACCCAACACCTGATTCCTGGCCGTCAGGGACTCAGCGGACTGGTCGTTCTTGTCGAACTGGGAGGCGACCAGCTTCATCTCCGAGCCGAGCACCCGCATCTCACGGTTGATATCCGTGATCGCTCGCTTGAACTCCCGCTCACCCTCCAAACCAATCTTTAAACCAAACGAGCTGTCAGCCATGGGTGTTCGCCTCCCTTCGTGTGGCTAGATGCCAGACGGAATGATGTCGTCGATGAACCACTGACGCAGTGGCTTGGCTCGGCTGGTTTCCAGCCGCCAGCAGTCGATGAGGTCGAGCAACTCCCCGAACACCATCAAGCTCACCTCCACCCGGCTCAGGTGAAGGTGAGCGATGCCGATGTAGGTGAGCCGGGTGAACACCGCCTCCGGCGAGTCGATTACCCGGCCTTCGCCTTCGTGGCTTTTGGGTCTGGCTCGGTCGCGATCACTCGGCGGGTGCCGCGCTGGAGGGCTTCGGCGATCGCACCCCGGTAGTCGGACAGATCGGCAGGCACGGTCAGCAGCTCCACCGTCTCCTCAGTGAGTTCGGGGCGGGGGTTGTCTGGGTGGCGCAGGTTATGGATGGCGACGGACTGGTTCGCCAAGAGGGTGATCAGCCAGATCACCTCACCCAACGTCGCACCCAGATCACTCGAGGACTCCAATGCTTCGCCGAGGTGTTCCAGGCCGCCGTAGCGCTCAGCGATGACTCGGGTGGCGCGGGTGGTGAGCACCAGCTCGAACTCCTCCCCACCAATCACCACCACAGCAGTCCGGGTGGGGTCAGTCGCCGGAATCGTGGTCTTCGACATTGTTGGCTGCTCCCTTTCCTTTAGCCTGCGGCTACTGCGTCGGTTGCGGGCTCGTACACTGCCGCGTACCAGCCAGTGATGATCTCCTGGCTCACCCCGGTTGCGCCTTCGGTGACTTCGGCCTTCCACGGATGCCGTCCCTTGCTGTCGGGCTTGTTGCGCCGCAGGATCGTGCCCTCAATCGACGGGGTCGAGAACGTGATGGAGTCGGCTTTGGTGGCGAGCGTCGTGGTCGGCAGGGCGAACTTCACCCGGTAGAGCCAGAAGTACTGGTATCTGCCGTTGGAGCGTGCGGCGCGGAAGCCGATCGCCACCGGCGTGCCGCCATCCTCCGAGGTGGAGATGAGCACTCCGTTGGCATCCAGGGTCGCCCCCGTCAGCGCCGCTGCCGCCTCACCGCCGAGGTCATCGACGCCAAGCGTGAGGGTGCCGGACTTGAATTCCTTCACGATCTCCGATGCGCCGTCGTCGGCATACAAGATGGCCTCAGCTACCTCGACCGACAGTTCGGCGGAGATGGCTTTCGCGAGCTGTTTCGGGGCGGCGTAAGTTTCCTCACCCGTGTCCGGGTCTTCGGTGATCGTGGCGTAGTAGAGCTTGTCCAAACCAATCGTGGCCATGAGTGTGTTCCTTTCTTATGGGTGAAACCCTGACCGGTAGGATCAGGAGCAAGTGGTTTTGTGTAGATACGAATGACGAGGATGTCCATGGCTAGCGATAACACGCCGACGATCGATCAGTTCCGGCCGGTCGTGTTGCGGGTTCTCGCTGACGGCCAGGAACGGGCTGTGCGCGAGGTGTGCGAACTGGTGGCCAGTCGCATGGAGCTGCCAGCAGAGGTACGCGCGGAGAGAATCGCTTCCGGTCAACACCGGTACATCAACCGAATCAACTGGGCGTGTTCTGGACTTACGCAAGCTGGCCTGTTGGAGCGTCCGAAGCGCGGCCACTACCGCATTACAGACAACGGGCGCACCGTCGATGCTCGCTCGTTGGCGGAGTATTCCGAGAAGGACATGCTCGAGTGGCCGGTGTGGCAGGCCTACCAGGAAGAGATCGCCGCCCGCAAACACGAGGTTCCGGAGACCTTGGAGGCAACTGCCAAGGACGATGCCGATCCGGTCGAGGTGATGGCTGCTGCCGAGCGAACCTTCAACGCGCAGACCGAGACCGCGCTACGCAAACGCCTCCAGGAAGCTTCACCAGAGTTCTTCGAGAAGGCGGTGATCGACGTGTTGTGGGCGATGGGCTACGGCGGCACCCACGGTGAGAAACAGCATGTCGGGCGCTCCGGTGACGGCGGCATCGACGGTGTGATCCGCCAGGACGCTCTCGGGCTGACGAACATCTACATTCAGGCCAAACGTTACGCCGACACGAACAAGGTTGGCGACCCAGAGATCCGCAACTTCATCGGCTCACTCGATTCACGCGGCGCGAACCTGGGCGTGTTCATCACGACATCCAGCTTCCAACCCGCTGCCGAGCGCACCGCAGCCGGATACCGCCACGGCAGGATCATCCTCATCGACGGCATCAAACTCACCAGCCTGATGCTCGCCTACGGGGTTGCCGTCCATAAGACCCGCGAATTCACCCTCTACGAGATCGACGACGACTTCTTCGACGACGAAACCGCCTAACCCCACGAGTTCGCTGCCGCCACATCGAGCGCGTAGTGGTGGTAGCCGGTGTCTGCCTCGAAGCCGACATACCGGCGGGCGGTGACCGTGAGACCGGCGTCTACGAGTGCGCGGGTGAGCCGGTCACGGATGGGTAGGTAGTTGCCGGTGGTGAACACCGCAAGCCGTACTTCCTCGATCTCAACACCGGGCTGGTTGTCGCCGTACACGTCGAACATGTCGCTCAATGGCGTGGCGACGAGGTAGGTGGCCGGTGCCGGACTGTCGGTGTAGAGGCCGACTGCGATCGGCAGACCCTCCTGATCGGCGATTGCCGTTAGTTGTTCCAAGAGTGGGGCGGTCATGGTTTCACCTGCCCGAACTTGGCCGCCAACGCCTGTTTCATGGCGTCGACCGCGCCACGCCTGGTCTGGCTTCCGGTGGGTGCGAGGAAGGGCCGGGCGGGCTGATTACTTCTGCCGTGTTCGAGCACGTTCGCAATCAACGCATTCGAGCGCCCGTCGCGCCGGTTTTCTGCGAACCCGACCTTGATGTTGTGATCCCCTTTGCTGTTCACCTTCACGCTCGTGGTGCCGAGCGCGCCGAGCAGCTGGCCGGTTGAACGCGACGGGGTCTTGGTGCCCGAGCCGATGGCTGCGGCGAGGTTGGAACGCATCCGTGGCTCGACCACGGCGGCCCCGGCACTGAGCACCTCGTCAGCGGAGGCTTCCAGCATGTTGGATGCGGCGTTGAGGGAGTCGATGAAGGCGTTGGGGAGCCTGATCTGCACACGCGCCATGGTCAACTCCCTTTCGGTGTGGTCTGGTGAGCGAGGATTTCCACATACCGGCCGATCTGTTCGACGCTGTCGATGACGTAGCGGCCGTCGGGACCGGTGATCTCCATATCAGTGGTCACGGATAGTCCGGGGATGGTGCGGATGCGGAAGAGGACGTCGGCTTTCGTATAGGCGGCGCGGTTCACCCACGCGCTCGATGCGTGCCGAACCTCGATCTGCGCCCGCGCCGTTGCCTTCACTTCATCGCGTGTGGTGGTGAACCCCGCCTTATCCCGAACAACCGTCGGCTGGATGAGATCGATCGAGGTGCGCATGGATCCAAGAGAAGCCATTGGACTACACCTTCCAATCCCGATCCAGACGCAGCAGATTGTTCACCGCGCTCCACACCGCCCGCGCCGCATCCGGTTTATCGGCCCAAAAGCCTGCCGTGGAACCATCACGCGACTCGTAGAAATGGGAGGCGAGCATGACAATGCCCTGCCTAGTCGCCCCAGACATGTCGTGTGTCTCGTAGTGGTTCTCGAGCAGGTGCTGGAAAGCGCAGGCGTAGGAGGTAGCCGCATTCACCAACGCAGCAATCAGTCTGTCGTCGTCATCGAAGGTGATGAGCAGGTTCGCCTTCACTTGATCGATGAGCTCAGTCGTGGTCATTGCGGCCACCTCCTATCCGTGTGTAGAACCGCTGGTTACGCGGATGCCTTTTGGGTCAGCAGCTTGACGGCCTCAGGCAGGATGAGCTTCCCGTCCAGTCGCTGGGAGGCGAGGAACCCCACCTGCCCAGTGGTGGCGAACAACTCGTTGAGCCGCTTGAACGAGCGTCCCTGCCGATCGGCGATCCAGTAGTAGGCCAGATCACCAAACGCCACCGTGGATGCGCCCGCCTTGATCTCCGGGACGAATGCCGACGTATGCACCGGACGGCCCAGCACCATGTCGGGGGTGCCTGCAGTGAGGGCGGGCTGCCACAGATACTGGCCGTTGCCGTCCTTGAGCTTGCGCACGGTCTTGACGGTGGCGTCGTTCATCAGCCACACCGCGTTCTTCCGGTACGGGGCACGCAAGCTGTAGTGCAGATCGATCAGCTCATCCGCACTGATATCGGTGGCCTTCGCGGTGGTGACCGCCTTGTCCCCACCACCGGTCGCAGCAAAGATCCCGGTCGGCTTACCCGCCCCGTCCCCGGTCAGGAAGGCTTCTTCTTCGGCAGCACCGATACGGCGAGCAAATTCCACCGCCAGATACTGCTCGACGTTGAACGCGGCATCGTTGAGCAGCTCCTCGCTGATCTTGAGGAAGGTGCCGAGCTTGAACGCGCTAAGGGTGACCTGGGTGAAGGTCTCATCCGACTCGGTGTACGGCTTGCCCTCATCGAGCCAGCCCGCCGTCCCATGCGTGGAGACGACCGGTATCTTGCGGTCACCGGAAGTGGTCTGGATGACCTTCGCGAGGGTGCGCATCACGTTCTGGTCCGCCAGTGCCTGGACGAGGGTGTGTTCGAACTCGTCGGGTACAAGATAGCCGCCCTCGGTATCCACACCCTCACTCAGGGCGTTACGCACCTCCAACGGCGAGGAGTTCAGCCGCATCGCGTCCCAGAACGCACGCTGATACGAGGCAGTCGCACGCGGCGAAACCTTGGGGTTAGCGTCGTCGTTGTCGATGGTGATGCCGGGCGTGGAGGTCAGCGGCTGGTTGGTGGCCTTGGCGAGGTCGGCATCGCGGCGCTGGGCACGCTCGGAGCGGGCGATCTCAGCGGTGAGCTTGTCGATCTCGCCCTCCATCTTTGTGTACTGCGCATCGTCCTCGGCGGACAGGCAGCCGGTGGCGGTGTCGCGGCGTTCGTCAAGGAACGTCTTGGCCTGATCCCAAATGTGGGCGCGCTTGGTGCGCAGGTCGGAAATAGTCATCGTGGACATTGGGGTCTCCTTCGTTCAGTGGGCTCGGTTGGTCAGTTGGGAGTACAAATCAACAACCCGCCGCCCCTGCGGGCTGACGGGCTGACGTGCGGGTGGCTGGTGGGTGGTGCAGGCGGCGACGAGCTGCTGCTCCGAGGTTCGCCGGGCGAACACCACACCGCCCGCGTGGTTCTTCTTGGATGGGAACGGCGGCCCCTTCTTGGCTGGCTTGTCGCCCTCATCCTTGTCTTCGTCCGGCTCGTCAGGCTCAGGCTCGGTGTCGCCCTCGTCCGGCCCGGGTTCTTCCTCGTCGGGTTTCTTGGGGTCGGCGTCGAAGATGGGGTCGCGGCTGCCGGTGAGCAGCTCGTCGGCAAAGCCCATCTGGATGGCGGCGCGGGCGTCCATCCACGTTTCGGCATCCATCAACTTGCTCAGCTTCGCCCGCGACAGGCCGGTTTTGAGTTGGTAGGCGTTGAGGATCGCGTCCTTGACCGACTCCAACATCGACATGGCTTTCGCGAGCTCGTCCTTGTCGCCCACGGCCAGGGTGGCGGGGTTGTGGATCATCAACATGCTCACCGGGGTCATCGCCACCGTGCTGGCTGCCATCGCAATCACGCTCGCAGCGGAGGCGGCGATGCCATCGATGTTTGCCGTGACCGGGCCGGGATAGTCCAGCAGCATGTTGTAAATCTGGGCGGCCGCCACCACGTCCCCGCCAGGCGAATTGAGCCAGATCGTCACCGGGCCGGTGCCGGCGTTGAGTTCTTGGGCGAAGATGGCGGGGGTGATGTCGTCGTCGAACCAGGATTCGTCGGCGATCTGCCCGTTGATACGCAAAACCCGGACGCTTGTCGCATCCGGGTCACCGTTCGGCTCGG